ATCATTAAATTCTACACCTAAACTAACAGTAAGATAGCAATCGCCTAAGAAATAGTTTCCTTCGACTTGAAACTCTTCACAAGCTTTAGGGTCAGTTATAGTAAAATTATATTCAACTTCATTATACATGAAATTGGCTCTAACTTTTAGTTTGTCAAAAGATATATCACTAAATACTTCAAGTTCTGATACTGCTATAAAATATAGACTATTTTCGACCTGCGGAATGAGTTCTGATGGGATTCTATCGTTTTTACCTTGTGAACTACTGTAACCATTTATCCAAAGGGAGTCAGGTTCATCGAGTAGAGTGTCAAGTTCAATAGCGGGATTAGCGTTTAATTTTGCCCAAAAGAAACCGGTGTCAATCAAGACGTTTTCAGATTGAAACCCATTTGGAACTGCTTTCTTATAAACCGCTCTCACTACATCGAGCGGTTCAGCGTAGCCAGAGTTGTCGGTATAAGCCCTATCCCTATTTTCAATCACTTGATTAGAGTCCATTGGTCTTACCCATCTCCCGATAGTACGGTCTTTAGAAATGAGTTTACCAGCGATGCAAAAGGCATTGAATTTTTTCGAACAAGCAAGGCAAACAAATATCATTCTTTTTACATCGTTTGACATAATAAAATCCCTTTTCAATTTTTTTAGATTAATACATCGAATTTTTTCTAAAGTCAAGGGTTCTCCTGATGATGATTTTCATCGGGAGTTTTCGGCCACGCTTTGTTTTAATTATATATGAAAATGAATCAACTACCCGAACCGATTATTACTAAACCTAATTTATGACATTGATCAGTATGATTTTTACCACGGCATTTACATATATATAGGGTGTCATGTAAAACTGAGAAATAATTACTGTCAATACTCTTCAATTCTTCTTCAGCTCGATTAATTGTCAGCGTACTAAAGTTTCGATAAAAACCAATGCTCCATACAGACCTCCGCTTGAGTCCTGTTTTCTTATAGTGAGAATTAACAATTTCATAATTTTTAAATAAATCCTCTTTCATATTGTTAATTAAAGTTGTTGGTTTTTTACCAAGTTTGAATTCAAGATAGATAAACCTATCAAGACGTGACCCTTTTTTTCTGAAAATTAGGTCTACAAACATATGTGATCTGCCTGTTTGATGTCTTCTATCTGCAATTGCTCTAAGTTCACGTTTTGCTTTGTAGTCTAAACTGTTCTCTAAAAAGAATTCGTATTCAATCTGAAACCATTTTTCCCAATCATTTGTGCCTTTATCTAAAATATGTGCGAGCTTAACTTTTGTGTTTTTGTCTGTGAAGAATTTATACAGCGAATCTTTGACAGTTTCAAAATCGTGATTTCTCATACGATATACTTATAAATATAATTAAACAGAAAAGGATTATACAAATATGATTTCAATAAATCAATTGGCAAAACAATATGGTTACGATGAATCGACTATACGGAAGGTATGGGTTAATAAAGGATTGGATGTTACTAAATCAGACCAAGAAGTATATCAATGGATATGCGATAACATACTCGATCCATTACGCAACACAGACGTTAAAGAACAAATTGAACAAAAGCGGCTTGAAAAGATTACAGCAGAAACTGCATTAACTGAAATTGAATTAGCAGAGAAAGAAGAAACGGTTATCAGTACTGAATATGTTGAGACAGTACTTACAGCATATCTTCACCAAATAAAAACATCTATTCGTTCTATTCCAAATGGAATCTATCTTGAGTTATTTGCAATGACTGATGCTAAAGATGTACGCGATAGGATTAAGGATGAAATAGATAAAACATTATATGAGTTGGGTCAAATGGATTTTGAACAACTGCCAGATGACACGGAAGTATTAGATGAAGACGAACAAACAGAAATTGAAGAGTTTATTATTAAAGATTCAGAAGACAATCCAGCCGCCGAAGATTCAGAAGATAAGTGATTATGTTCAGGAAGTAATGGTACTTCAAGATGGGCCAAGTGCAGGACTACCATTTATTCCATTTGAATTTCAGAAAGAACCAATGGATGTAGCACAGGAACGTAGTACTAAGAAAATAGTTATTCAAGCATGTAGTCAACTTTTAAAAACTCAAGTTATGACCGCAATAGCTATTAACACTATGGCTAACGATCCCAAGAACTTTGCATTTGCCAGTAGTTCAGCCGATGATATTAAAAAGTTTAAAACTGCTAAATTCGAATCTGTAGTAGAAGCCAGTTCAGAACTAAAGAAACTTATAACAGATAAAGCAGATAAGAATGCTACCAACTCAGCTAAACAAACAGAACTAAAAAATGGTACTAACATTTTCTGGCTAAACCTCAATACTCCAAACAATCTACGCGGATTAACGTTAGCAACAATACTATGTGATGAAATTTCAGGGGTAGAGATCGGGGCACAAGGTAATCCCATTAAATTAGCAGAAGCACGTACAAGTACTTTCGGTGATGATGCATTAGTTGTACTTGCCAGTACTCCACTATTCAAGAATGATTTAATCAATGCTGAATTCAATCTAAGTGATCAAAGATATTGGTATGTAACTCACAAGTGCGGGCATGAATACAAATTTGAATGGGAACAAGTTAAGTTCCAGTTTAAACAAATTGATAAAGGCCGTGCTATCCCTGATTCAAGTACTGCTAAATTAATGTGTCCACACTGCAATGAACATATCGATGAACATACACGGCATCAAATGGTTAATGCCGGTCAATGGATTGCTACTAATCCAAACGGTGAGAAGGGGGTAGTGGGTTATCAGATTAGCCGTATGTACTCACCACTTAATACTACCGAAGAAATGGTAGGTAAGTACGCAGATGCTTTATACAGTTTCAATCTTCAAACTTTCTATAACAATGAATTGGGTGAAGTCTTTGAAGATGAGTACCAGAAAGAAGTAGATGTTATAGCATTGGAAAATATACGTGATGATACATTCAATATTCACAACATACCCGAAGAAGCACTTGGTATTACTATTAGTGCAGACCAGCAGTTAGACCGCTTGGAAGCTACTGTAATAGCATTTAGTGAAAAGGATGTATGGGTACTTGGTCATGAATTCTTTTACTCACATGATTGTACCAAGATTGAAGCTCCGGCATGGAATGAACTTGATAAGTACTGTAGACAGTCCTTTAAAACGCCATCAAACCGCGTGATACCAACACTGGCGGTATTTGTCGATAGCTCTAATGGTAACGCAACAGATACAGTAAAACGCTTTACAGGCCGTTGGGCTAAGTACCATTCGATCAAAGGTTCCAGTAGTACTACATCCCCATTGTTCAAGAAGTCCACAGAAGCAGGTTACAAACTTCAAATACTCAACGTACACGAAATGAAATCAACTATCAGGCATTTACTAAACCATATGCTTAGTGATACCCCTGAATTAGCACCTACTCGTTTACATTTCAGTAGTTCACTACCACACGATTACTTTGAGCAGCTAACAGCCGAAGAACTTAAACCACGTGGTGGTAAATTACAGTGGAGACTAAAGCAGGGGCAGAAACGAAATGAAGCATTGGACTGTTTAGTATATGCCTTAATTGCACGTGAATACTCAGTAAGTAAATTGGGTACATCACAACCATATAGAAAACTACGTATGCATAAAGCTGAAACACGTGAGGAAGTGCAACCAACTTTAATAAATAAAGAAGAAACTAAACCTTTACCAGTACAACAACCTACGAAGAAAGCAATATCAACGCGACAACAAAGGAAGGGAAATAACTGGTTCGGTAAATAAGGAAATAATAATGGCAAATCTTTTACCAGAAAAGATCTATATACCTACAAACCCATATGATTTATCCGTAACAATTCCAGCTAATAGTAGTTTAGTAGTTAATTATCTATCTACAGGTAAAAGTATTACCTTGACTAACACTAATTCTATTGAACAGGTAATGACTCTAACTCTTGAGATTGCCAGCGGTTCAGATAAATTATTTTGTGTATCTATTTCGGGAACAACTGTTACTAACTTTGTAAGCGAAGTAATAGATCCAACTAAGTACACAAGTGAGTACTCAAAACTAATCACATTAATTAATGAAATTGATGCTGTTATTGAAAGCCGTGTAATGGGTGGTGGTGTTTATAGTACAACGATTAATAATAAAACTTTGATTAGCGAAACACTAACTAATCTTGAGAACATGCGTATACGCTATATAAAACGTGCAAATGCTTTATGGGCAATGATGAATGACTTACCGGCTAACGGCAATGGTCGCCCTTTCAAGAGTATAACAGTTTTTCGTGATCCTAATTATCCTAACAGATGGGGTACACGATGATGTTTTGGAATAAAAAACAACAAGAACCAGTAGAACCAATTAAGCAAAAACGAAAAGCTAAATCTAAATCAAAATTATTCGATACACCACAACAAACTCTAAAGCGTGACCTACAGGCCGTGCGTGGTATGAGTACTCCGGTGATTAATTTTGGTTTCACGTCTGGCACAGGTTCACAGAACTTAAACAACTTGATCCGCTGGTTCTTGAGTGACTGGCGTAATGCTTCACGTGAGGCAGTACTAAAGAATCCATTAGGCCGAAAGTATATGAATCTTTCAGTTGATGGTGTTATCGGTGCAGAAGGGGTTTACGTTAAGCCAAGTCCAGTAGCTCCTTATATGAATCAAGATGAATTACATAATCTAAGTCAACTACTTGAAAAACGTTTTGACCGTTGGGCATATGATGCAGATCGTTTTAGTCTCGATGGTTCAATGACTTTCGACATTTTCCAACAAACAATTGAAAAGATCCGTGTACAGGATGGTGAATGTTTTATTCGTATGCATAAGATTAACGGTACTTTGAAATTAGAAATACTTGATGGTGCCCGATTAACTCAACTTAATAACCAATGGTTAGATAATGGTAACTACATTTCAAATGGTATTGAGTTTGATAAAAACCATCGTCCAGTGAATTATAACTTTTGTATCTACAATCCTATTACCTATACATACGATGCAACAGCATTTGAAGTAGTACCGGCAAATGAAATCTATCATTACTTCATTGCTGATCAAATGGGTCAGGAACGTGGTATTCCAGATATGATTAGTACTGCTAAAACTATGGAAGACCTTAAAAACTTTACTGAGGCTGCATTAGTAGCTAAACGTATTTCTGCATCAACTACTGCGTACATCACTAATAATAATAATGATACAGACCAAGTAGATCTAATTGCTGGTGAAGATGATTCTATTGCCACCTATACCGAATATCTCGAAGCAGGTGCAGTATTTGAACTTGGTAAAAACCAAGATATTAAAACTGTTAACCCACAGGCAGGTGTAGACCGTATTGGTGAATTTACTGATGAACTAATGAATCAGATCAGTATGGGTTTAAACGTAACTAAACAATCCCTAATGGGTAGTACTGCCGATGCTTCATTCTCAGCAGCTAAGTTAGCAGAACGCCTACAGGCAACTACTTTCCGTACACGTACTAACGTATTAATCAGCAAAGTACTTAAGCCTATATACCTTGAGTGGTTGAAGAATGAAATAATAAATAACAGTAGTCTTAATCTTTCTTTTTCGGATTTCGATGATCTTAGTTGCTGCCGTTTCATTCCAGTAAAACCAATTAGCTTAGATCCTACTAAGGATATACAGGCTGAAATTATGCTATTGGATGCAGGACTTAAATCTAAAACACAAATCATTAGTGAAATGGGCGGTGATCCACGGGTAACGATGGAAGAAATAGAAAAGGAACAAGAACAAAATAAGGAAATAGAATCAAATGGATTTGAATCTAAAGAACCAGAAACGGGATCTAACGATTCCAGTACGGGCGATTGATACAGATTCTCGAACTATCGAAGTAGCATTTTGTAGTGAACTTCCCGTGAGTCGTGAGATTGACGGGCAACTATATTATGAAATTCTATTATGTGGTGAAGAGAATGTTGATCTTTCCCGTTTGAATAATAAAGGTGCAGTACTCTTTAATCACGATAGAGATAAGCTAATTGGTGCAGTAGTTGAAGCACATATGGATTCTGACCGTGTAGGCCGTGCAACTCTTAAAATAAGTACTGTAGGTCTTGGTAGTGATATGTGGTCAATGATTGAAGAAGGTATTCTTTCACACGTTAGCATTGGTTATAACATTTATGATTACCGTATGGATGGTAATAACATCATTGTTACTAACTTTGAAATCTATGAAATATCACTTGTGACAGTACCAGCAGATGAAACTGTAGGTATAGGACGTTCATTAGGTGATGATAATTTCGCAGAAGAGTTATCAGAAGCACATGAGGATGAATCACTAAATAGTACAGAGAATACTATTGAAGAGGAAAGACTCATGGAAGAACAAGAGGGAATGGAAGAAACCCGCTTAGATAATGAAGCATATGACATTAAAGATACATTAGAAGTTGATAATGATTCAAATGGTGGTGTAGCTGACATTGAACTTAGTGATGGTGAATTAGAAGAATTAGTTTCTAAACGCCCAGACCTATTAAAGAAACTACAACAAGGCGTAGAGCCTGATCAACTAAATAGTAATGAACCAAGTGAAGTAGAAGATGTACGTGAACTTGAATCTGAATCTGTTCCAGAAATGGAAGAACCAGAAGTAGATGCAGGTGAAGAAGAACGTAAACGAGAACTTACTTCAATCGGCTTAGTACTAAATGTGGATGTATCAGATGCAATTGAAAAAGGAATTTCAATTACTGATTTCAAACGTTCACTAAATACAAATAACAAATCTCCTAACGTTAAGGATAACAAAATGGAAAAATCAGTAATTAATGGTCTAATTCTTCAGGCTGCCGAAGGTAAACCATTTGATGGTACTCGTCTTGAAGTACCTGCAAGTCAACTACGTACATCTACTACCGTTGGTGGTGGTGCATTGGTTCAAGAAAACTATCTCCCGTCATATATTGATGTACTACGTGCTAATTCAGTATTTGCACAACTACCTATTCAAACCTATTCCGGCTTGGAAGGTGAAGGTAATTTAGTACTACCTAAGCTATCTTCTGACTTTACTGCTATATTTGATTTCATTGCAGAGGGTGCAGATTCACCATCAGTAGATGCTAACTTTGAAAAGATTGTTCTTTCTCCTAAGACTTTCTCCGGTTCAGTACCACTAACTCGTGTATTAGTGAAATCTGCCGATACCGCAGAACGCTATGTACAAGATGCTATGGTACGTGGTGCTGGTTTGAAACTCGAAAAAGAAATTCTAACTGATATCGTTACCGCAGCACCAAGCAAAACACTAACCGCTGCTATCACTCAGGAAGATGTACAAGAAGCACTTGCTGAATTAGCTACTGCCAATATTCGTATTGATAGTGTTGTTGCTATTGTTCATCCACAAACTGCCGCAGTATTGCGTAGTACTTTGGTTGGTTCTAACACCGCTGCTAAGTACATGATCGCTGGTTTTAAAGAACAAGCTATTCTATGTGATTCTGTAATCGTAATTGAAAGTACTCAAGTAGCCGCTGGTCAAATCATCTTTGGTGATTTCAGTAATGTAATTCTTGCTTCTTGGGGTGGCCTAACTGTAGATCGTGATGATACTACACTACGTGCTTCACAAGGTATTGTACTACGTACTTTCGCTTTCATCTCTCATGCAGTAGCACACGATGAAGCTTTCTATGTAGTTAAACTATCAGCTTAAGGATTAGAACTAATGAGAGCATTTATTAACACACAATGTAATGTGTTTCTAAATGCTTTCGGTCAATCTATTACAACTTCTACGGGAAGTACTTTTATAGGAATTGTAGAAGTACTTCCCGTTTCTATTGAAGCGGCTGGTGGATTTATCGAAAGTACAGAAACATATGTAACTATGAAAAAAAGTGATCTAACAGTCGCAGGGGTTGCCTTAAACACAATATTAATTATAGATTCAGTACAATACACAGTATATAACATCGTTGATGATCTTTCGGGAATGGTTGATGTGTACTACAGGACAGTACAGGGATCTTCATTCGCAGAGGATTACTAATATGCAATTAGTACAACAAGTACGTAAAACAATGAAGCAATTAGTAACTGCATCAAAGAATCTAAAGGTGTCACGTGATGCCGATGTATATAGTGAAATAGCTTTTGATTATTCACTTGAAAGTATTACTTTCGGTAATCAGAGACAAACGGGATCATTTGCTATTCAGTACTTAGTAAGTCCTAAACCAGAATCGGGTAATACCGCACCAAGTGTATCTTACGATCAGATTATCGGTACTTTCGATTCAGAAAAAGCACAGGCATTTAAAGATGCTGGCTTAATTATTATTTCCTACTCATATGAACAGAGCGATATCGTAACTGATCCTACAACTGGTTCGGTAAGTTTATCTTTTACTATAAATATCAAAGTAGCGGAGAAAACAAGATAAGGAAATCATAAATGTCTGATATTATTTTAGGTAATAACTTCAAGTTATACTATAACACGGACATAGGGAATACCAGCCCACAAGGAATTGATAATGTATTGATCGATGAATTAGCAGCATTCCCTATACTTTCGTTAACCTCGGAAACAACAAAATTCGATACATATACAAGTGATTATGTATCAACACTTCTATCTGATCAATCAATGGAGGATTTAAGCATTGTAGTTAATTACATTGCAACAGATCCATCACATCAATTTTTAGATGAAGCAGTATTAAATCAAACTGAATTCCAATTAGTACTTGTGTATTACTTTGATGAAGAAGCAAGACAAATATCATATGCAATAGTAAACGGCTATATATCTGCGAGTTCACTCAATGGTGATAAAGATTCAGTAGTACAAAAAAATTATAACTTTACACATTCACAGGTGATAGCACGAAGTATGGTAGCAAACGCAAGACTACCCTTATATGAAGGGGATTTTGGGGGAAGGTTCAGATGGTATTGATATTGATCAGTACAGTCCTGTTATCCCAACTGGTAATAGTTTTATTAAAATTCCAGCGGGACAATCTGGTAATCCTGCATCAGCGGATATGATGGGTGTAGGCTGGACTGATAACGGTCAGGTATGTGAATTTGCGGTAACTAAATCTGGTGCCTTGGGTATCTATGCAAAGAACGCCAGTACAGCATGGACACGTATCTATACCGTGACACAATCAGATGCAGCCTATGTAGCACTTACTGGTAATCAATCCATTGCGGGTAACAAAACCTTCACTGGTACAACCTTACATAGTGGGGCAACTACGTTAACCGGTACTACAACCGCAGGTGTAGTTAACGCAGGTAGCCTATCACTCACTACTGCATTACCTATTACTTCAGGTGGTACAGGTAACGTAAACGGGACTGTAGCAAGACTAACAACCTCACGTACATTTGTTACTAACCTTGCCAGTACTACAGCCGTAGCATTTGACGGTACTGCTAATAACTCACATGGTGTTACTGGTATTCTACCTATCGCCAATGGTGGTACAGGTGCTTCAACAGCAGCACAGGCCGCTATTAACTTGAAAGTTGTCCCATACAATGGGGCAGTAACAACCGCAGTAGATATTAATGATTATGGTATTACAGATGCCTATGTTGGTTACTGGCAGTTTTCAGCAACGGCAGGATACGCTTCAGCCAATCTACCAGAAGCATCAGGTGGTATTTTAGAAGTAATTCGTGGTGGTGATTATGGTGGTATGCAAAAGTACACATCCATTACTGGCTACGTATGGATCCGTACTCTTACAGCATCATGGAATGCTACTACTAAACCGTGGGGTGATTGGAAACCAGCAGGCTATCAGGCAAGTAAATCATATACAGCAGATCTAAATGCCCTAACAGTTGCAAACACATATTCATGTAATGCAGCTACTTTGAATACTCCAACGGGTATTACTGTAGGTGGATGGTGTTTCCATTATTCACACGCAGCAACAGGTAATTATCTACAGATATATGTAACTGCAACTACCAGTAATAACGCACAGGTGAACCGTACTTTCCAACGTACATATAATGGTACTACTTGGACAGCGTGGGCAGAAAGTTATACGACATTGAATAAACCAAGTGCTACAGATGTTGGTGCATTACCAATTGTTGCGGGATTTAGTGATGTTGATGTTAATACTATTGTTACCGCAGGTGTATATTCTTGTACTTCAGTTGCTCCAAATATCCCAGCAGTAATTACTGGTACAATGGAAGTATTAGTACGTCAGGGTGGATTAAGTATTACACAGATTTATCATTGTAATGCGACTTCAACCGGATTCCAAAATCGTCATTATATCCGTACTGGTACTATTTCGGGTAGTACAACTACATGGACAGCGTGGAATTCATTAACACAAACTACTACTAACGTTGCATCAGCTACTGATCTTAATACATTGTTAGCCTCAGGCCGCTATTATGGTAATTATACTAATTCACCAAGTGGTTCTACTGGTAGTGCTATTGTGGATGTAACAAATACAGGTGGTGATACATTAGTTTATCAATCTCTTACTTTCACCACTACAAACGTTACTTGGACGCGACGCCTTGTTTCTGCTACTTGGTCAGATTGGGTACAGTCAGCATCAAGTACAAATATTGGTACTATGGCATTGCCTATCACTGGAGGTACATTAACTGGTACTACTGGATTAACTACTACTGGAGCAGTAACGAGTCGTGAAAATAATATTACATATCGACAACTGTTAAGCCGTTCAGATGCTTTTAGTCCGTATACTGGATATAACCGTTTAGATCAGGTTGATGGTACTTTACCAACATCACAAACTTCAATCGGTGATATCTCAGCACGTTTAACAACTACTGGTGGTGATCCGTGGGGGCGTACACTTGGTGGTATGGGTATGTATTATGATACTACTGGTGGCGGTTCAACGTTGGTTTACGCACGTAATGCCGCAGGTACATTAACAAGTACTATGACATTTTCGGGTGATACCGGTATCGCAACTATGCGTGGTGCATTGGTAACTAACGCATTAACAGCAACAACGGGTACATTCTCTGGAAATGTTAGTGTTAGTGGCACAGTAGAACGTATTGGTAGTGGTACTTTAAGCTTCAATGCTAACCGTACTAACGGAGCGGTTAACAGCTTCTACGGAGCACAAACTACAGCAGGGCAGATATTCTTTGGTACAGCGTCCGGTAATAACTTTGTAGTGAACAACACACAGAGCAATACAGGGGCATGGTTAACAATCGATTCAAGCACAGCAGCATTTACCACAGCGGTTACAGTTCCATCATTAACGATTACCAATAATCTACCTATTACAAGTGGTGGTACAGGAGCGGCTACCGCAGCAGCAGCACGTACTAACTTAGGTTTAGGTACAGCAGCAATAGTTAATACTGGTACAAGCGGTGCAACGATACCACTATTAAACGGTACTAATACATGGTCTGGTATTCAGAATTTCGATACATTTACAGTAGGTGCTTCACGTTCATCATCATCTGGTATTGAACTTGGTTCTCTGACTACCGCAGGAACATCATATATTGATTTCCATAGTTCTGGTACTACAAGTGATTATGATGTTCGTGTTGCTTCTTCTGGTGGTTCTGCGTCTACATTAGGTAAGTTAGATGTAACTGCTTATGGCCTTACATTAACAGATGCATCTAACATAGTTGGTTTTGTTTCTACCAGTGGTACTACTAATGGTTTTAATACTTATCGTCTTGCTACTTCTACAGGCAAATCTGTTTTCCAACGTTGGGACGGTTCAAACTGGTACTTCATGATCTCTGATACAACAACAGGTTCATTTAATGGCTTAAGACCTATTAATATTAACTCTACATCTGGTCTTGTTAGTTTCGATAATGGTATTACCACTGCAACAACGGTTACTACTACAGCACAACGTGTTAGATTCTTCACAGGAGTACAATCAACGTACTTAGAAGTATCGGTAGATGGTAATGCTAAGGGTATTAACTTCTTTGACTCGGATGAAACACTAAAAGAAAATATTGAAAATGCTGATGGTCAGAAAGCATTAGATATTATAGATAACATCCGTCCAGTATCATATAAGTTTAAAGACTACAAATATACTACTACTGAAAAAGATGATGAAGGTAATGATGTAGAAGTTGAACAGGTACAGAAAGGTGGTGAACACCAATATGGTGTAATTGCTCAGGAATTTGAAAGGATTTTACCTGAAGGTGTAATTACTCACGAAGATGGTAAGAAAGCGTTAGATCCACTTGAAGTACTTGGACTATTACTAACAACTTGCCACGAACAACAAAAAATAATCAAGCAACTACAAACCGACGTAGAGGCATTAAAGAATAAATAAATACAATCGGGGGTAAGGACTATCCCCGTAATAAACTTATATAAGGATATAAAAATATGTCATATGATATTATGAGTGGTGCTAACCTTAAAGTTGAAGTTGGTACTGCCGGTACTGTACTTGCAACTGATTTTGAAGTAGTACCCGAAGTTAATACATTCACTACAAGCGGTTTTGAAAGTACCGTAATTAATGTTAAAACCTTTAATTCTGCTTATGATCGTAAACTATTGGGTACTAAATCCATTCCAGATATTAGCCTTGCTGTTAACTACCTTGCGGATAATGAAGTACATCAGAAATTGGAACAACTTGCAGATGATCAGGCACGTTGTCAGATTCGCCTAAGCTATTATGAAGACGCTACACATACTACTGGCTTCTATGTCGTGTATAGCTGTTTCGTTTCAACTACTACTATTGGTGGTGATAAAGACGAAGTAGTAACTAAGACTTTCACCTTAGCAGTAGATGGTGCAGCAATTGCATCAGGTCTATTACCATTAGTACCGTAATCATACACACAATCTAATAAATAAAGGGAAGGTAGACAATCTACTTTCCCTTTTTTATTGGAGAACAAAATGAATTTAGAAAACCTAAAGAAAAAATTAAAACCTAAACTTGTACCATTTGAGATTGAAGATGAAACAATCTACATCCATCGTCCTACTTTGAATGATATTAATAGTTGCGATACTATCCCAAAAACAGTACTTCATTGTGTTAAAGATGAAAATGGTGATCCTATTTTCTCTCTTGAAGATATTGAGGGACGTATTAACATCAATGTTATGGACTCAACACTAATCAATAAAATTTATACTGCTATTAGTGATTTATTCACTGAGTCAGATCCAATTGATGAAGTTGAAAAAAAGTAAGAGGTGATAACCATTTACGATATTTTTGTAAAATGGTTAATAGGCGAGGTTTATCACCGGATGAGTACTTTGGATTAGATGAAGAAGTACTTAATATGCTTATGATCTACGATTCTTATATAGAACCATCCGGTACTCACATTGATATGCTTTATCATTGTAATGCGATGTATAACCAGACAATGAACAATCCAAATCTTACTACTGAGGCACGTAGATCTTTCAAAGCGGCTGATTTCGATTTCCTTGGTGTACTTGAACCTGATGTTACTACTAAAGAACGTGCGGAGAATTTCGAAAGGAAGAAAATAGAAAACACAGCTAATAGTATTCATACAATTGGTGAAGCTATAAAAGCACAGGCATTAGGAAATAAAAAGAATGGCAAATAGTAATAGAATTAGAGTAGATATTGATGGTGATGAAAGTGGTCTAAACAGATCACTTAAATCAGCATCAGAAAGTATTGAGAAGTTTTCTGATTCATCGGGTGAATTACTTGGTGGATTGGGTGATGGTTTTAGTAGTTTAACATCTAAAATAGGTGGTTTAGGTAGTGGTTTAACTGGCCTTGCTGGTGGTATTGGATTAGTTACTGGTGGTGTTGTAGCTATGGTTATGGCGTCCAATGACTACGTAAAATCACTTAATGAGATTTCAAGATCTTCAGGATTAACAGTTACTGAATTACAACAATTGCAAACTGTTTTTCAAGGTTTAGGATTAGATACTGAAAAGTACGGTGATATTAACCGTGACGTACTCGATCATCTTGGTGATGCATTCCGTGATGGATCCGGCCCAGCAGAAGATATGAAAGCATATGGTTTAAATCTAAAGGACTTTAACAAATATCTTAATCAAGCTGATGGTGGTATTAAGGCATTAGCGAATGCGTTTTATGATATGAAAGCAGCAGGTAAAAGTACCGCAGAAATTACCAATATGTTAGAAACAATGGGATCTGATGGTTCTAAACTTGTCGATGTTATGCAGCAGTATAGCAACGCTACAGACCTAATGAATGCGGTATATAGTACACATGCACAGTTAACCGATGAGAACGCCAAGAAGTACCAAGAATTTGATAAGACGGTTACAACATTAAGTACTTCTTTCCAACTATGGAAAGCTAACGCATTAACACCAACAGTAGAAGAACTTAATAAGATTCTTGCTGTAATGAATGGTGATAAATGGACTAACAACAGTTTCATGGATATGATGCGTGAATTCTATTATGGTGGTGATACTGCTATAGCGAAAGGCTTACGTAAACTTGATGGTGTTGGTGAAGTAGGTTATTCAATTAATGCTACTGCGACATTAGATAAAAATGCTTCAGACCTTTTGAATTTTGTTAATAACAATACCGGTACTAAAAATACTACACCTAAAGATGGTTGGGTGAATAAAGAAAAAGAAGCCGCCGCCGCAGCCGCCGCACAAAAGAAAGCTGAAGCAGCCGCTAAATCAGCAGCAGATAAAGCTGCCGCCGCAGCAAAGAAACAGGCCGCAGATCGTATCACCGCACAGGCATCTTTGAATAAAGCTATTAGTGATATGACTATTGATAGTAATGCCCGTCAGCTTGCAGAGTTCGATAGACAGCAACATGAATTAGTACTAAGTATTCAGAAGTCAGCTAAAACACTTGGACTATCGCAGGGTAAGATTAATGACCTACTATCACAGCAACAAATTTCAAGTGTAGCAAAACGTACTGATATGGTTAATCAGATGATTGGTTATTCAGATCCTAATCAGGGTTTAAAAGATATTAATAATCTATTACAGAATGGTAATTTTAATTCACAGCAAACCGGCTTTCTTGCTCAACAGCAGAATCAACGTATTAATGGTGATAACCCGTTTAATTTTGATGATACTGATCAGAAGCAAAAAGATAATACTGATGCGTTAAATGCAGAACTTGCACAGAATGATCTATTGCTTAAAGGTCACGAAGATTACGAAAAACGCAAAGCTGAAATTACTGCGAAGTACAATGCACAGGCAATTGATATTGCTAACCAGAATGCACAGAATCAATTAACCGTATTCAGTAAAACCGCCGATTCATTAAGTGATGGTATGGTTGCGGCATTTGGTGAAGCATCAGGTGCTGCACAAGCGGCATTTGCTATTAGTAAGGGAATTACTATGGCACAAACCGTACTAAGTATTCAAAGTGCTTTAGCTCAGGCACTGGCAACACCATTCCCTGCATCACTTGCTGCATATGCTCAAGTACTATCATTGGGTATGAACATTATCAGTACTGCTAAAGGTGCTTCAAAAAGTAATGGTCAATTCCACGGCGGGGTAGATGAATTACCATCGAGCCTTGATAATAAGTCTTTTGTACTTAAAGCTGGTGAACGTGTAGTACAACCAGAAGCTAATACTAAATTAACTAAGTTTCTTGATAAACAAACTTCAGGACAATCAAACTCAGGTGATATTACCGTTAACGCACCATTGATAGTACAAGGTGATCTTGCTGGTGATGATGCTAAATTCAATGAGATGCTAAAGAAACACGCTAATAGTGTTACTCAGGCAGTTAGATCAAGTCAAAAACGTAATACATAAAAAGGGGGCTTTATGCCCCTTTATTTTTATAAATACCATATAAAAACTAAAGAGGTATTTTATGGCAAGTTTTTCAAATAATGTGAAGGTTACAAACTTTCAATTAAAATCAGTTGAACCTATGTATAGTAATCAATCATGGACAGGTCAGCGTATTATACGTAGTACCGGCATTCAGTACTATCAAATCGGTCTAACACTAAATTTCAATCCTACGAGTCTTGGTGAAGTGAATGCATTCCTTGCTCAGTACTCACAGGGTAAACCATTTACCGTTACACTCGGTGTAGCTGGTGTATATCACGGACAACAAACGGGTGCATTAACTGCAACGGCATCAGCAGCAAAGGGTACACGTGTAATCACTACTAATAGTAATCAAATGGCAATAGGTGAAATGATTCAATTCAGTAACCATAATAAGCTATATAAGATTATTGATCGTACTGCAACATCTCTAACTATTTTTCCTGTACTACAAAACACAGTACAGACCAGTGAGATGATCCGTTATGACAACCTAATAGTTGAGGCAGTATTAGATCCAGATAATGATTATACAATGCCTGTAGGTAGCTTAATGACACTTAATCTTAAGGCAACGGAGAACATTGTATAATGGATGATTCAGTATTAACTAACCCACAACTATTAAAGTACTATGCGGTAGTTCGTGGAGTAACTAAAACCCGTCTAACAGTGATGGAAGTAATGAGTCTTGGTGTTAACGTTACATGTTTTGATGTACTACCAAATGGTACAAATGGATTTCACTGGACTGATTCACTAATAGATATTTCACTTGATGGTAATCAGTACATAAGCTTTCCAGATATCATTAGTGGTTCATTACCATCATATGCAGAAACAAAGGGTATCAGTAATGACGCAGTAAATTTTAAAGTAAGTAATGTGAATACATCAGTACGTGCATTGGCATTAGGTGGTTTTCTAAAGAACGCAAAGATGAATATCAAACTTGTGATTCTTAACCCATATGACAGTACCGTATTATATTCAATGCTTATGTTCAGTGGATTTATTGACTACGTACAGGCCGTAGCAGATCCCAATGCACCTACTAATGAAATGACTATCTATGTTAATAGCGTTTATAAGAAACTCGATAGACAACCTTCACTAATAGCCGCTAACTCAGTATATCAATCAATATATTCAGGTGATGCGTATTTCTCATTGTTAGGACAGGTAAACCAAAATCAAGATTGGAAGTACAAATAATATGCAGAATCAAATCATAAAAATCATTCAAGATGCAATTGATAATCCCTATGAATTCGGTACTAACGATTGCAATATAATAGTACTAAGAATGATAGATCTCATTAACGGTACAACTACTTTAGCAGTACGTGAATATACAACTGTAAAAGAGGGTGTCGCAGGACTTAATAAAGAAGGTTGGAATCATACAGGCGAAATAGTTGAAGCCTATTGTGATGAAGTACAACACACAATTGATGGAGATATCTGGTTAGATCCAGACAATCCACTAATTATGGCATTAGTAGCATCAGGTCGTGTACTCGGTGTAAATCAAGATCACACCGGTTTTGAACTTCAATACAAACCAACTAAAGGAAAATACTATAGAGTAAGGAAACAGTAATATGGGTAAAAGTTTAGGCGGTTTCTTTGGTGCCGTAATCACCGCAGTAATCGTAGCAGCAGCAGTTTACTTTTCGGGTGGTACAGCATTAGCCGCTATTGGTTGGGGTGCAGCAGCCGGTGCAGCAAGTTTAGTAGCTACAAGTATGTTGAGCCAGATCGGAGCAACACCATATAGTGATGTATCAGATACACTATCCAGATCTACCAGTCCTACTACAGGCTTACCGGTAATCTATGGTGGACAGTACCCGCATAAGAACGGCGTAGACGGTGGTTCATTTGTTCTAACAGGTTCTATCGTGAGCTGGTACAACGTGCCAGATAGTTCATCACAGTACTTATTCAGTGAACAGGCAGTAGCGTATACCGGTACATCTAAATTCATCAATCAAATCTACATCGATAATGAACCAGTTTTAGCACTACCTATTACATCAGATGGTGTTGTACCAGCGGCAAGTATTTCAACTAAGTACCGTCCGTATCTTCAATTAGAAGTTCGTTTTGGTGGTGATTATACAAGTACTAAATCATTAGCTTCACAATATGCCGGTACAAAATGGACTAATGCATTTCTTGGTAAAGGCATTGTTAGTATTAGTGTTGTTATCAAGAAAACACAAGAAAGCCTTTCAAATAACATCCTTGTTAATGATCAATTCGCGTTAACTTGTGAAATGAAAGGGCAGGTTATTTTTGATTTAGTCACAGGTACAAGTATTGCTTCAAGTAATCCACCATCAATAATTTATGACTACTTAACAAATACAGTTTATGGAATGGCAATTGATCCATCCTTGATTAATCTCGATACGTTTAAAGAAACAGCAGCATATTGTGATGCAATGAAGTACTACGCAAATGGTGCAATTAGTTATTCAAGTACCTTTAAAGATAACATAGAAGGTATATGTCAATCGTTCGGCGGTATTATGTATGTTCATGCTGGGCAAATCTGTATGACTACTGACCGTAAAACCATTTCAGTACAATCATTCGCTGAAAGTAATATGATGGGTTCAGTACAGATTTCAACATCAGGTACTACCGATTATTTCAACGTTGTAGACTGCAAGTATACTAACCCTTCATCAATGTACACTACCGACGTAGTACGTATACCAAGTGATATTACAACTGATGAAGCAATCCGTACCGATGGGCAGGTGATAGCACTAAGCCGTGATTACACGTGGTCATACGATCAAGATGTAATTGCGAAGATGGCGAACGTGGACGTTCTCAAGGCTAAGTACGCCTTACGCACTATCAGCTTCACAACATCTGAGGGATGGGATCTAAAGGTATGGGACGCAATCACAGTGTCTAATACTGAAATGGCTATCAGTGGTAAGTTCAAAGTACTTTCAAAGGAAGTATCTACCACACAGGAAGACATAGGTTATGTGACAATCACCGCAGTAGAAGCACCAGACGCAATGTATGACGGTGTTGATCCTGGCATTTGGTCGCCAAGTGGGGTAATCAATTTCCCACAACTACAGGTACTTCCACCAAGTAACCTACAGGTTTCACGCAAGGGGAACATTACATCAGGTTCTATTGTTGATCTGTCTTGGACTGCATCAGCGGATCCTTATCTACGTGGGTATTACGTGTACTACAAGCTTAGTTCAGCCAGTGTATGGACATATGCCGGACAGACTTCACCACAGAAAACAGATTATGAACTATTTGGATTATCAGATACCGCACAATATGATTTTGGTGTTGAGGCATATTCTAATATTGGATTAGTCAGTACTCGATTGACGTTAACAGGATTAGTACCAAGTTATAATTTTTCATTACCTTCAATTACTGGACTTGTTTTAGTAAACCAGACTGATACACAGTATATTACCAATCAAACCAACTTCTATCTAAGATGGGATGATCAGAAAAACTTGATTGTTAATGGTCGTAGTTTTGAATCATATTTTAAATATTACGTTGTTAAGATTTACGACGGTACTACATTGGTAGATACATTCTACACGCAGAGTCCTGAATTCAATTACACCTTAGTAATGAATACACGTAAGATTCGTAAACCTACTATCGGGATTTATGCACAGGGTTTCACTACTGGTACATATGGGCAGGAAGTACAGATTACCGTACAGAACCTACAATGTAAGCTTGTTACCGGAACTAAATTTACTGGTGGTTTTGGTAACTTGTTCGCGAGCTGGACAGCCTCAACAGAACCAGATTATGAAGGTGCAATAATTCAGATTACCAGTGGTCAGACAGTACAGACATTCACCAGTAATAAACCTGAATTTGATAGTATTCCAAATATTGTAGATGGAACTTATAAGGTTAAGATGGGTCTATTTGATGCCTTTGGTACTGATGGAATTCTATATTCACCAGAAGTAACAGTACAGATCAATTCAAAGTATCAATTCACTGATGAAGATGCCGCAGGTATTGAAGAGGTAATTGATCTTGATAAGAAACTTGAAGATACTCTAAATGATGCAGTAGATATTGCCAATGCTAATACCAGTACCGTAGTAAGTGCGAGTGAGTCGAAGACCAATGCGGCAATAACTGCAAGTGAACAGACTTTAACTACTAATTTCACTACTGCCGATTCTGCATTAAGCCAGCGTATTAGTACAGTAGATACTAAAACAAATGGCAATACTGCCAGTATTACTACATTGCAACAGACAGTGACCGATAATCAAAGTGCAACAGCAACGGATATTAGTCAATTGAAAGTATCAGTTGGTAATAATACTGCATCCGTTAATACATTGAGTACTGCTAAGGCCGATAAATCTACAGTAGATGCAAGTTATTCATTATCTGTTAATGCAAACGGTACTGTAGCCGGTATTCGCTTGGTAGCATCACAGGGTGCAAGTACTAACAGTGCTATCTACTTTGTTGCTGATAAACTATTAGTATCACCAAGTACAGGAGCTACAGCGGGTAGTGTTGCACCATTTGCAATTGTTAATGGTACTACATACTTAAACAATGCGATTATTCAAACTGGTAGTATAGGTTCGGCATATATAGCTGATCTAAGTGTTACTAACTCTAAGATTGCCAATGCAAGTATTAACGCTGCAAAAATTATTGATGGTGAAATCACTAACGCTAAGATTGGTAATACTATTCAGAGTAATAACTACAATCCCAATACTTCAGGATGGCAGATTAACAAAGATGGTTCATTCTATATCAACGGACAGAATAACGGACGTATGACAATCAACAATAACCAAATATTAATATATGACAATAACGGTACTTTACGTGTGCGTATGGGTCTTTGGTAATAAATATCTATGGGGTAGTATTTTCTATCCCATTTTAAAAAGGAATAAAAAAATGGATAACAAAATGCAAATTCCATACGGTTCAGGCCGCATAGTAATAGATGAAAATCAGGTACTCTTTTATGACGCAAATAATGTAGTACGTGTACGTATGAAGAAAATCCAAGATAATAAATCTGCTAATTACTCTTGGTTAATAGATAAAGGGGGCAATCCCCATATAAAGGAATGAAAATGGCACAAGGATTACAATGCTGGGATGCTGGCGGGACACTGGTAGTAGATATTGGCGATTACAATATGAGGTATATGGGTTCGGTAGGTTTGAATATTGCAGCCGGTACAAACTCATGGAATGTAGGATTCGGGGGTATGCGTACTACAGGATGGTTAGCAATACTAAGATCTAACCAGTACTACAATGAATTTTACTGCATACCAAATAATGATTCATTTTCGGTACAGTACTTACCTACGGGTGGTGCTTATGCACAAAGTTTAGTATTTGACGTTTATTCATATAACACACTTTAAGGGGGCATTATGTCAGGTTTTCAGGTTTACAATTCTGCCGGTGCTCTTACTATCGACTCTAATAACAAATCAGTAGTTACAAGCCAACTAAAGGCAATGGGTAACTTATCAGACACAGGTTTCTACCAAATCAATAGTGCATTCGGTAACGGGTATACATTGGGTTTTCTTCAAGATAACTTCTTCCCTGATCAGGGGTTACGTTGGTTTCAGATACAGAACGATGGTAGGTACTGCTTTGCCGGTGCAAGTCTCTATGAGGCGGGCAGTGGTCGCTTTATGATATCGAGTAACACTAACGTTATCTCATCTGGTTATCTTGATGTTTATGATGCTGGTGGTCAATTAATCTGGAGTGCTGCAAGTGCTGGCAGTATGCCACGTGTACAGGGATTCTTCTCAGTACCCGCAGGTTATGATTTAAGTAATGCTTTAACATTGAATACATCCTTTGCTAATCCGTGGATTTGCATTAGCCAGTGTCCGGGAAATATATCAGATGGTGGTACTGCAACTGGTTATTCTGGTTTGTTAATCCGCAGGAATAATAGTACTTCATTTACTTTGCAGTATGTTAATAGTAAACAAAAACCATATAGTACTGCTATGGGTAATAATGGATTAAATATAGCACTGTGTAGTTTTACAGGTTACTAAATAATAAAGCAGTACAAAATAATAATAAGAAATATGAGGTTTTAAAAATGGATGTGTGGGCAATGATTTCTGCAATTTTTGCGGGGGGTGCCCTAATATGGGCAATATTCCGTGATAAGGGCGGTGACAACAAAGAACTAACAGATCGTGTCTCTACACTGGAATCTAAAATATTAGTACAAGAAAGTACTTTAAGTAGATTAGAAGAAGAACAGGATGAAATGAAGGAAACATTAAAATCACTCGGAACGCAGATCCATCAATTGGATTTGAAAATCGAGAGAATTCTAACAATTCTTGAAAAAGTAAAATGAGTAAGGGGCATTATGCCCCTTATTTTATTTGTTGGTTAGTACTTCAATCATCTGATTTAGACGGTTTGGAGTTTGCTTATACCATAGTGAATCTTTAGCTTGTTTAATTGCTTCTTTGTAGTCTTTGGCTTTCAGTGCTGCAATCATCTTCTTAAACTTAAGTACACCGGCATACCCTAACTGAAAGATCATGATAATCATAAAATCTTGCCAGTCTTGAGGAAGGTCTAATTCTAATTTGTAGTACTGCATACGTGCAATCTTGATATCTTGGTTGAGTAATGCGTTAGCCTTATCTTCACTAATCCCATATGGATATACTTCACCATTAGTTAAAAGGTGTCCGTACCCAATGGTAGGATAACCAAGGCTATCATAGTACTGATAGAACTTATCATTCCTAAACATACCACGACTTTGTTGATACTGTTTAGTACCTTCATATTGTTTTAATCTGTCTGCTAATTCCATAAATATTCCTATAAGTTAATTATTATGGAAGTATTTATATGGAATGGGATTATTCAGACGATTGGAGCGAGGCAGAATTATTAGATGGGGGATATGCAGGATTTGTTTATATGATTGAATTTCCTGAAACCGGTCAGGTTTACTATGGAATGAAACAAATTTACCAGCGGGTTAAAGCAGCTAATAAGATCAAGCCTACTTCAAAAGAAAACGGATGGAGAGGGTACACCTCAAGTAGCAAAGTAGTTAATAGAATGATTGAAGAGGGTATGGAGTACAAGAAAACCATCTTATGGGGATTCGCTTCAATGGCAGAAACTTCATATATAGAAACTGCAATTATCGTAACAGAAGGACTAAAACCTAATATTATTAATTTATCGGTAATGCAGAAGTGTAGACTACCTACCGGTGAATCTAAGATCAGACTAAGGGGAATACTACAGGAAATACTATCATGGTTAAATTAAGGTAAATATATGGCAAGTAGAATCGATGTTAGCGGTGCTCAACAATATATAAAATCACAGGGAGTGAAGCTAAAACAGGACTTCCAAAAAGAAATAATTAATCGTTCAAGAGCATTAGCACAGAAGATGCAAGCAGATATGAATAAATCGGTAGATCGGGGTGCAGTTACCTTTACACAACGTTCTATACTATTCCTTTATAAAAAATCAGGTACGGGTGTTACTACATCAATACTTGTGAAGGATCTACAGGCCAAGTACTTATACGATGTTATCGTTAAAGAAAAAGCTATTGATAAAATAGTAGCAACAAGTGCAGCACGACTATCTGCACAAGGCAACATTGCAGGGTTGAAAAAGAATCTTGCGAGTGGTCGCTATAAAATAGTTAAAGGTAAAAACGGTAAGCAAAGATTAATTGATACTACTAAAAAAGATACAAAGACAAAAACAAAACGTGTAATTGGATTACGTGAATCTAAACGCCGTAAGATCATCTATGACTTCTACCAAGAAGCTAATGATGGTGTACGCCTCATGATATCGGGAATTCAAGGATCGTTTATTATTAAAAGGAATTAATATGGATTTTGAAAAACATTATGGTGAACTCACAAGTGATATTAGAATCAATGGACTTATTCCAGACGGAAATAGTATGCCTATCAACTTAATCTTTCTTGCTAAGAAATTTAAAAAAACAATTAATCAGACAGATTATCAAATCGATAGTTTTATGAATGTGTGCTTTGAAACATCGCAGGATTTAAAAGTAGGTGAAGTATACAAATGGGAACTACTCGATAGTAGTGGTTTGCAGTTTGATGTGTACGTTATCGACACTAAAAAGCTATTCGTCAAGGGTAAACATTTCTGGGTATATGCAATGGGGATTATAGAATGATAGGAATTACAGCGATCATTGAATTGATTAAAACAGGTTTTGGTTTCTTCCAGAAGAAGGAACAGAGTAAGGCAGATTTAGATGCACAGAATAGCCACGAACAGAATGAAATCACGCTTGAAGAAACACGTAAAGGTTTTACATGGCGTCAGGGGCTTGGTTGGGTACTAACGTTCATTATCTTTTACAACTATGTAGTGATACCACTATTAGCACTATGTGGTGTGTTACTACCAGCGATACCACTTGATCAGGTATGGAAAGTACTTATAATCTTGATTGGTGGCAGCTAATAATTATTGAGGCATCAAATTGGATACTAACGATAGTCTGTACCATTACACGGGTTCTCTGGGGTTATTAGGGATTATAAATGATTCATGTATACGCTGTACTAATTTAAATTATTTAAATGATAACATGGAATATAGGTATGCTTTTGATAAAGTGATGAAGTCTTATAAGGATGATTTTGAAAATTTTTCAAATTTAATGGGAGATAAATATAAAAAAGAGGACCTTGATAATTTTGCAGATACTTTAATGAAACCATTAGAATTATTCTTTTCAACTAACAGGTTCGAAACCTATGCTGCTTGTTTTACAAGTAATAAAGATGAAATAATGAATTGGATGGCTTATGGCCGGTCTGAGGTGAATTATTGTATAGAATTTGAGAAGAGTTATCTTGAGCAATTAGCCATTAATGATAAAATCCCGATGTTTATAGATGTTAATTCTACAGTGATGGGGGAGAATGAACCTTCATTTTTGGACTTCTTCAAAAAAGTCACATACTTTTCAAATGATGAGGATTTAAAAGAATATTCTTTCCTTAATTTTTTTAAATCTTCTTCATCAACTTCATTTGATTTAGATGAAATTTTTTCTAACTACTTAGAACACATTAAAAAAATGATTATATGGTGTGCTTCGGTTAAGAGTAATGATTGGATTCATGAGCGTGAATATAGATATATTGTTGCTGAAAGGTATGACTATAAAAATAATAAGATTGGCTGTGAAAAGCAAGTTAAATGGCGGGATAGCAACGGAATACTTGTACCTTACATAGAAAGGTCTATTGATAGGGATAAAATAAAAAGTATCACCTTCATGGCTAAACATTATCCTGAGCGTGTCGAGGCATCATTAAATTTTATTAGAAGGAATTTTAATCTTAAATTTGAAGTTAAAAGATCTGAGCGTAGCTTAGTAATCTGAAGGCGTCCTGCATTTATAAATACCCGTACATTAATTTATACGGGTATTTTTTATGGCAAGAATTACAAAAAAGGAATCTGCAAATCACATAAAGGTGATGGATTTAGTACATTCAGATAAGCAACTAACACAAGATGATAAAGAATTCATATTCAATAACTACAAGGGTGATGGTATTGCTGCTACCGGTGCTTTCTTCACGCCTGAGATGCTGGCTTGGGACTTCATATTAGATGCTGGCTGTACCGATGACTGTATAGAACTTTGTGCGGGGATAGGGCGGTTAAGCTACTACCAGTTTCTGCGAAATCAACCCACACATATCACTTGTGTAGAGTTGAATCCTGAATACGTGATGATTGGGAAACGTGTCCTTCCAGAGGCTGAATGGATATGTGGTGATGCTCTTCAGTACTCCCCTGATCGGTTCTATCGTGTCGCCTATGGCAATCCCCCATTCGGAACTATCAACACGTCAGAAGCCTTTACAGGCCGTTATAAGGGCAGTGAATTTGAATACAAGGTTATTGAACATGCTTCTACGTTTTCGGCTTATGGGGTCTGGATAGTACCGCAAGGTTCAGCAGGGTTTGTTTACTCTGGTGCTCAGTACTACGACAGAAGGGAATCAGGGAAGTACAAGAAGTTCACAGAACAGACTGGATGGACGTTTGAAGCAGGATGCGGGATTGATACGAGTATCTACAAGGATGAATGGAATGGTACGAAGGTGATATGTGAGGTAGTGACGGTTGAGTACAAAATGTGATCCCATCGAAATAAAACACAATATATAGTTGTTTGTGTAATTTATTATGCCATATGATGTGTTTTCACTATGCAAGAGGACTGTGTTTATGGGCAAGAATCAACATGTAGTACCTCATGATGGTCAATGGGCTGTGAAGGGAGCCGGAAACATAAAGGCCACTTCCGTACATCAGACTCAACAGCAGGCTATTGATGCAGCACGAACAATTGCACAAAACCAAGGAAGTGAACTTCTGATTCATGGAAAGGATGGGCAAATTCGTGCTAAAGACTCACATGGTAAAGACCCTTACCCTCCAAAAGGATAGGGTGTATTATCTCAAAGAAAGGAGCCGAAAGGTTCCTTTTTTCATTCAAAACAATCCATTATAAACTTCTCAGTCTAAGATGATATTAGTGATGATTTTTTAATGATAAGTGTTCTCATGTGTTAAATCGTTGCAGTTACCGTGGTGATCGGGCAGGCGCAAAATCCCTGGAAAGAATGTAATACCCGGAGAATGGAAGAAGACGGCATTCGCCTGGCGCGCCGCAGCAGCGGCGGTGGTGCGGTGTTTCATGATCTGGGCAATACCTGCTTTACGTTTATGGCGGGTAAACCGGAATATGATAAAAGTGTCTCGACCAACATTATCCTCGATGCCCTAAAACGTTTGGGGATAGATGCCAGCGCCTCCGGTCGCAACGATCTGGTGGTTCAGACCGCAGAAGGGGAGCGGAAAATCTCGGGGTCCGCTTACCGTGAAACAGCAGATCGCGGGTTTCACCACGGCACATTGCTGCTTAACGCTGATCTGAGCCGTCTGGCAAACTATCTCAATCCTGATGTCAAAAAGCTGCAGGCGAAGGGAATTACGTCAGTGCGCTCAAGGGTGGCGAATCTCAGTGAATTTGTACCGGACATCAACCACGAGCAGATTTGCGAAGCCGTTACTGCCGCTTTCTTTGACTGGTACGGGTCAAGTGTGGAACCGGAAATCATCTCACCGGATGTCTTCCCTGATATTCCGGGCTTCGCGGAGCGGTTTGCTAAACAAAGTAGCTGGGAATGGAATTTTGGCAAGGCACCGGCGTTCAGCCATCTGCTGAACGAGCGTTTTGTCTGGGGCGGCGTGGATATTCACTTTGACGTTGAAAAAGGCAGTATCAGCCGGGCGCAGATTTTCACAGACAGCCTGAACCCTGCGCCGTTACTGGCCTTAGCCGATGCGCTGGTCGGTACGCGCTATCATGCGCAGGATGTGGGGCAAACCGGCCAGGAAATCATTGAGCAGAATCCCGCGATGCGGGCAGAACTGACCGAACTGCAATCCTGGCTGGTGCGTCGTATTCAGTAG